GTCTTGGCAACTGGGCGCGTATGTGCCTCTACAAGAGCGTGAGCCACGATTAGTTCTAGATAGCGAGGACTAATCTTTTTTGCTATGGTAAAGCTATGTCAAAACAACCTAGAATCAACGGCGCTATTGCACTTGCCTCAAACAGCCCAGGTATGCCTACTGGCTATGGCAATCAGGCAAAGCTGCTTGCAGAACACGCAATTCGATCAGGGATGAAGTTTGCTGCCCTGTCAAACTATGGGCTAGAGGGCGCACATTCAACTTTAGACATTGCTGGAGAAAAGGCCCCACACTATCCACGCGGATTCACGCTGTATTCAACAGATGTGATGGAAGCTTGGTATAAAGACTTCGCCAACAGACATAAAGATACTAAAACGGTTCTTATGACTCTTTACGATGTGTGGGTCTATAACGAACTAAAGTTTGATGGCCCAATAGTTTCATGGGTTCCACTAGATCACACCACACCGCCGCCAAAGGTCATCGAATTCCTAAAGCGTGAAAATGTAACCTCAATCGCAATGTCACCACACGGACAGCAGCAGCTAGATTCGGTAGGAATTCAGTCAATCTACATTCCGCACGGTATAGACACCAGTATCTACAAACCAACGCCAGAGTTACAGGGAATGCCAGGAAAAGAATTCATGGGTGTTCCAGAAGATACATTCTTAGTCGGTATGGTTGCAGCCAACAAAGCGAATGGACAAATCCATCGCAAAGCCTATGCAGAAAACCTGCTTGCCTTTGCCATCTTCCATAAGAAATACCCGAATTCTCAGATCTACATTCACAGTGAGCCAACGCGTGTTTATGGAGGGTTTGACCTAGCTGCTCTACTCAAATCAGTAGGACTAGACAAATCGGCTGTGATTCTGCCAGACCGCGATTTACTACGCACTGGCTACCCAGACAAAGCCATGGCAGGTTTCTATACCGCGATGGATGTTCTACTCAGCACCTCCTATGGAGAGGGCTTTGGCATTCCAACCGTGGAAGCTCAGGCGTGTGGAACCCGCGTCATTACAAGTAACTTCGCCGCATCCAAAGACTTGGTATCGGAGGAAAGCTGGAAGGTGGATGGACAACCATTCTGGGACGAGGCTCAGTCATCGTTCTTCTCAATACCTTCAGTCAACAAGATTGTTGAATCATTAGAGAAGGCTTATCATGCAGAGCGTGGTGTCAATCAAGCTTCCGTGGACTTTGCTCAGCAGTTCGACTTTGCTCACTTATGGGAGTGGAAGTGGACGCCCTTCTTCAAGGGACTGTTCGCATGATTGCCTGGCTCAGCCACCATCTACCAACAGAGATAGAAACAATAAACGGAATCCCTGGAAAGTATCGCGGTGGAGCAGAGATGAGCGATGCTCGCTACCTAGAAGCTGCACCACACGAAGTCAAGGTATTCAGTCCCGATCAATGGGAAGAAGTTATGGATGCTGACAAGCTCATCATCACTGGAACAGACCTGCTGACCGACGAGGCTATGACTCAGTTGGCTACCAAGAATCCAGTCGTAATGGTTCACCATAAGCAGACCCGAACACCTGCTCGCCAGACTCTTATCAACTCAGCTAGTAAGTTCATCTGCCGAACACCCAGACATCTGGAGATAGAGCTGGAGTGGACGCAGCCAAAAGCTACAACCTGGGTGCTGTCATCATTCGATACATCCGAGTTTCAGTCAAAGCCTAAAGAGGAGTTCGCACTCTGGGCTGCCAGGCTGCACCGTCAGAAGGGACCCGACAACGCCCTGCGCTGGGCCGAGGAGAACCGCATACCGCTGGTGATGTATTGGAACAAGCCCAGGGAGCAAGTGTTGGAGACAATGGCTCGTGCCAAGCACTTCGTCTTTTTACCAAATGACTTTGATGCCGAATCCCGCGTGGTGATCGAGGCCGTGCTATCTGGATGCCAGGTGCATCTGAACGACCAGGTTGGTATCAGCTCGGTATCAGATTGGAACAACCCAGAAATTTTATTGGAGCTGGTCAACTCATCTGCAAGCAAGTTTTGGACGGAGGCTTTGGCATGAGTGTGACGATAGGCATACCGCTGGGCATTTGGGGGGATGGCTATGCGAGCTTCCTGTCCCGCTGGTGGGAGGGCATAGATTCGCTGGAGGTTCAGCCAGACGAAATAGTGATAGTGACAGATGACAAGAACTTGGAATCTGTAATGAAGCAGAGCGAGGGGCGACAAGCTTGGATAGTGCAGGAGAACCATAAGGATTACGCTGGCTATTTCAACAGAGGAATAGAGCTACTCCAGACTGACTGGATAGCCATGTGCAATGTGGACGACTACTTCCTGCCTGAAGCGCTGAATGAGATTCAGAAGGCGGATGACGAGGGCTGCAATCTGGTGTGCGACCATCTAATACACAAGGGGACCAATGTAATTCAGTCAGCTTCGTGGCAGCCAGACCAGCTTGACCACTCATTCACACTTATGGGTTGTAACCCCATGACCAAACACCTCTGGCAAGCCTCTGGAGGGTTCCCAGAAGCCATGAGATTTGTTGACTGGGGTCTGGCGATACGGATGAGGGAAACGGGCCTTGTAAAGGCATTCTACGCCTCTACAAAGCGTATTGTTTACGATGTCGGTTATGACAGGCTGACGCTCTCTGGAGCATCACTGGATGGCGAGAGCCGCAGGCAGGGGAACTCTGAAATTCAGTCGCTAGTGGAAAGCTTGAGGAAATAATGGCTGTTTTAGTTACGGGTTCGACTGGGGCTGTAGGCAGCCATGTCATGCTGTATCTACAGATGAGGAAAATGGACCACTTCGCCTATGACCTTAGATCTGTAGATGAGCCTGGCGAGACGACCCATGTTCTGCACATAGCAGGCGTAAACAGAGGTGACAATCTCCATGTCAGAAATCTCAGGTTAGCTAAGCGCCTGACAGAAGTGCTATCCCCTGACATTCAGACCCTGACCTATGCAAATTCAGTCAAAGCTAAAACTGACGACTCGGATTATGCGAAAGGCAAGCGAGAGTCGGGAGAATACCTACAGCAATGGTGTAAAGAGCGCGGCATCCTATTTAGGAACTGTTATTTGCCTAATTTGATTGGCCCATTCGGTAGGCCCAATCACAACATGGTGGCTACAACTATCGCCTATCATTTAGTAACTGGCAGGACCATGCCTCCACTTTCGACAGAAGCTTTTGAAGTTGGGACCTTGTTTGATGCCGCTGTGGAGCTTTGCAAGTTCACCACCAAGCCAAGACAAATAAAAACCTATACAGTTTCAGCGCAGTTTATAGAAACAAGAACTAAGCAAATAATGGAGGGCATGGCCCCGACATCGCCTCTAGATCACGCGATATTGGAGATGGTGCAGGAAATGAGAGACAGACTGAACGCGTGAATTCAGGGGTAAACTAGAGCCATGGCGATTACTGACGGTTACACTACCCTGCAAGAGGTCAAAGACATTTTACGCATCACAGATGCCGTAGAAGATACCCTAATCGAGCGCTGTATAGAGTCAGCCTCTAGACACATTGAGCGCTACTGTGAAAGAACTTTTATTGCTGGTTCGGCTACACGAGTTTTTACCCCAAACGACTCTTATCTTTGTGAGATTGACGACTTAGTTTCTCTTACAACACTAAAGACCTCTACAGATGCTGATGGCAGCTTTGACACCACATGGAAAACATCTGATTACCAGCTTGAGCCGCTAAACGGTATTGCTGGCGGTGTTTACACGCCATACACACGCATTCGTGCTGTTGGAGATTATTTGTTCCCAACCGTGAACTTCCCAGACTCGCAGGGCGAGGCTACGGTTCAGGTGGTCGGAGTATTTGGTTATGGCACGGCTGTCCCTACTGATGTGCGACAGGCTTGCAATCTTTTAGCTATTCGTGAGTTCAAGCGCTATGACTCTCCTCTGGGTGTTGCTGGATTCGGTGAGATTGGTGTTGTCCGTGTTAGCCGAACAGATCCAGACATTGAATCTTTGCTTGCACCATTCCGTAAGCTCAGGATGGCCTAGTGGCTGACATTTCAACGATGCGTCAAGGCATCGCGACAAACCTGGCAACAATTACTGGCTTACGAACATCTGCTGAGATTCCAGATAACCCAACGCCACCAATCGGTATCGTCAACATGGAGAGCGTTGAATACGATGGCGCATTGAATGGTGGCCTAGTTACCTATAACTTTGTTGTAACCCTGATAGTTGGCCGCGCGGCTGAGCGACAGATGCAACGAAAACTTGATGCCTATTGCAGTCCGACAGGCTCTGAGAGTGTGAAAGCTGCGATAGAATCAGATAAGACCCTTTCGGGGGAAGTGTATGACCTGCGGGTTGAACGCGCTACTTCGATTGGCTCTATAACAATAAACGACCAAACCTATCTGGCGGCTGAATTCACAGTCACCGTCTTTGCATAAGGAGAAAAATAAATGGCAAAATTCGTTGTCACTGCAAATACAGTGACCCTAAACGGAGGAACAGTTAGCCCAAGCGTAGCTCGTGCTGAACTTGTTCTAAATTCAGCCGAGGTTGATGTAACAGACTTCGGTTCTAACGGCTGGACAGAGGTAATCGGCGGACTAAAGTCTGGAACCGTTTCCCTGGACTTCCACTCTGACTTTGGTGTTGGAGCTGTATCTACCCTGTTCCAGGACCTAGTTGGAACTATCGGCACTGTAACCCTAATCGCAGGAAACGGAACGGCTGTATCGGCCACGACTCCTCGCTATACTGCAACAGTGCTAATCAACTCCTTCACCCCAATCGCGGGTGCAGTGGGCGATCTAAGCACCTTCTCAGTGTCGTTCCCAACCACGGGAGCAGTAACTTACGCAACAGCGTAGTAAGGAATAGAAATGCGATTCAACCTAGTAATACAGTTCGCAGACAAAACTAAAAAGGAAATCACGGCCAGCGCTGCTGACCTGGTTGCCTTTGAGGACAAATTCAATGTCCCAATCGGCTCGCTCGCTACTAGCCAGCGTCTAGGACACCTGTTGTTCCTAGCCTGGCATAGCGAGTTCCGCCGCAAAGCAACAACTCTGGACTTCGAGGCTTGGCTGGATACAGTCGAAAGCGTAGGAGAATCAGAAACAGACCCAAAATAAGGGGTCTCGGTGATGATTCAGCACATTGGTTCATCGCCGCTCTTGCAGTAGAGACGCACATCTCTCCGCGTGAGTTGATGCAACTCAGCGACAGGATGTTGTGGACTATGTATCGCTGGATAGTAGCTAAGAACATTAGCAAATGAGAACCGCCCCTTCGGGGGCGGTTTTTCTCATTGCGGTAGAATTGTTTGAAAGTAAGGCGGTCTCCCTTGTTGTTAGCTTCTCTATTTGGCAATCTGGGTCGCTCATACTTGTTCGGTGCAGCAGCAGGCTGGGGAAAAATTCAGTCAGTTGCTCGTCAGCGCGGTATAAACATCGGCACTTTCAGCCTCCTACGCGACATTGACATGACTGATCGTAAAGCAGTTGTAGAGCTGCCTAATCTCAAGGCGCTAGAAGCCATTCTTAGAGAAACTGGACCAAAGGCACTGACAGACTTCAAAAAGAACGCTAGGCAGATTGGAAAGCCAGCTCAAAAGGCTTTGGTGAGTGTCTATAAAAGCGTAGGCATCATGGGTCCGCTAGGAGCGCCAAGAAGAATTGGTCGTAAATACGACAAGATGGCTACGGAATACAAAAGAGCCAGGCTGTCTTACATGAGCGGCTTTTTGGAAGCTAACACATCTAGGGGTATTGATGTCAATTACAAAAACAGGAGCGAAGGCAAGGCATTGTCACAGCTCAAAACTGCTAAAGACGGCACAATCTCAATTGTTAGGCTCAAGGTCAAATCACCAGCACTAATTGTCGCTGACATGGCTGGTAAAAGCGGTAAAGCTAGACTAGGTTCGGGCAGACTTGTTCGAGAATACACGACTAATTTGTTTGGGCGCGGAGTGGTCGAAGCTACAGACCGCATGAGAATGATGACCCCAGCAAGGGAAGTCGCAAAGACTAAGTGGTTACAGGCTTTAGATAGGCAGGCACACAACCGCCGCCAGAGCAGGGCATCGCGTTACGCATGGCCTACGATGGAAAGATACATGCCTCAGCACAAGGCAAATGTAACAAGCTTGCTTAATAGAACAATTACCGAAATAAACAATAGGCTGGAGAAGTAATGGCACTACAGAGTCTGATACTCCCAATTATTTCGCTGTTTAGATCAGCGGGTATCAATCAGGCTGCTAATGCCCTAAAGGGACTGGGCGGTCAGTTCAATAGCCTATCTGGTCAAATCGGTGCTGCTGCCGCATCATTTAGCGCATTCCAGGCCCTGTCCACAGCAAGAGTTTTCACCGTTGATTCAGTGCAAGCTGCGAATCTATTTGAGCGAAACCTGCTCGGTCTAAACCAGGTATTTGAAGATTTACAGCCACGCATTGTTGGGTTTACAAAAGAAGTAGAGAGCTACGGTCTATCTCAAAGCCAAGCTGCCCAAGCATCGGTGTTCCTAGGTTCGGTTCTAAAGCAGTATGGATTCAGTATTGGCGAAACTGCATTTCAAACAGAACGCCTTGTAACTCTTTCACAAGACCTTGCTACGACCTATGGTTACGATGTTTCTGAAGCCCTCCTAGCTGTTACAGCCCTATTCCGTGGTGAATACGACCCGATTGAAAAGTTCGGTGTCGCCATGAAGCAGAACGAAGTAAATGCTCGTCTTGCTGCCCAGGGATTGAATGACCTGGAGGGTGCTGAGCTTGCAAATGCTCAAGCTGTCGCTCGTCTAGAAATGCTATTTGAGCGCGCTGGAGATTCCATTGGCGCATTCGGTAGAGCATCTGACACGCTTTATGGATCGCAGCAAAGGCTAAACGCAGTAATTGGCAACTTGCAATTGGCTGTGGGTGCGCCACTTCAAAAGCCGCTGGCAGAAATAAACAATCTATTTGCAGAGATTTTTGAAGAAAACGGACCTGCAATAGTTCAAATTTTTGAATCTTTAGCTACCAGTATTGAGGTTATGACTCCAGTATTCGGGGAGTTACTCAAGCTGTTACTAAATGTGCTTGGTCCATTGCAGCAAATTATAGATTTATTAAATTTGGTTTTGATGCCAGTCTTTGAAATCATAAATCCAGTTCTAGCAACGCTAAATGAATTGTTGTCCTACTTCAATGACCTGCTTGATTTGGGTAGCGCTGCTTTGCAGCTATTTGGACTTGAAATCCAACAAATAATTCGCAGAATGGAAGATAACGAAGTCTTTGGCTTCTATCTAAATTTCTTTGGTTATTTGCTCAGCGAGGGCAATCCAATAGTTCAAGTTTTGAGCGCCCTTGGCGATGGATTTGAATACCTTACCGACAAAGCTAACATGGCTGCGGGAACCTTCTATGACGATACAACATTCTTAGTAAATGGCGTAAAGAGAATGAGCGTTGCTCAGCTAGAGGCATCGCAATCAGGTAGGAAGCTAGAGGATTCGCTAAAGGCAGCGGCTACTGGCGCTGTCAATGCAGAGGGCAAGCTTGGTGGTCTAGCTGGCGTATTCAAGAACATTGATGACGAAATTGCTAAGAGCAAGGCTAAGCAAAGCCTAGAAGATCTGGGTCTAAGTGCTGCCTTTATTGAAGAAGCTCTGACTAGACCAAACTGGAAAGAAATTTTTGAGGTTATCTCTACCTATGCCAAGTTAGCTGCTGTTGACATTACAAAGGTTATGTCTGTTACCGCAGCAGCTGGTTTGAGCAACACCAGAGCTGAACTTGAAAAGCGTCTCAATGAGCTATTTGCCGCAAGCGACCCTAAAGAGCCAGCAACCAAAACAGCTAAGACGTTCTTCAGCACATTAGACGAAGAAGTCAAGAAGCAAGCTGCTGCGAGCAAGCTAAAGCTAATGGGAGCCTCAGAGGGTCTTGTTCAGGCAATTCTTGGAGCAGACAACTGGGAGGCAACTTACAAGCGCATTGTAGCTATGGGACCTGCTGGACTGGACAAGCTACAACAAAAATTCAATCAAACAGCTGAAGGTGTCCGTGAACTTGCCGATGCTGCTAAAGAAGCACAGGATAAGTTTGATGAACTTTATGAAGGGGCGATTGATGCCGCTAATGACTACATCAAGACACAACAAAAACTTGCCGATGATGCTCAGGCTGATTTCAAGCGCATTGAAAAAGCAGCTGAGGATTACAAGGAAACAATTGCTGACTTTGCATCTATTGAGATTCTGCCAAACATTGAAATAGAGCTTGGTCGTTTTGAACAGGCGGTTGTTGGTTCGGTTGACCGCATCCGTGCAGAACTCAAACAAGCATTTAGACAAGACCTAATTTACCGTTCTGACTTTGACAACATCAGCGCCTTTGTAGCTGCTGAAGAAGCAGCCCTAATAAACATCGCCAAACAACGCGATGCGATGGCCAAAAAGCTCAGCCTATCTGAGACGCTGATTGGTGAATACCAGAGGGCATTGACTGGCGCGCTTCAGCTCACCACGCTATTCAACAAACTAAAGGGCGAGACAGAGAAACGCACAATTACCGAGGTTCAAAGAGGTGTAATTGCTCTAGGACGCTCTCTACGCGAGTTTGAGGTCACAGTAACCCGCAGCTATGAAGAACCAATTCAAGTAGTTCAAAACAAGACCGAGGGACTGCTCCAAGGCTTCCGTGACATGGCTGCAAAGTCCCGTGACTTCGCTGAGAACCTGCGCCGCCTAAAAGCTCTTGGACTTGACCCAATGCTGTTCAACCAGCTTGTCCAGGCTGGTGCTGAGGCTGGTGGCGAGACCGCTCAAGGAATCGTTGATGGCGGTCAGGCAGCAGTCAATGAGCTAAACACAATCTTTGACGAGCTAAACAAGCTTGGTGCTGAACTCGGCATGGATGTCGGCATGACCATGTATGAAGCTGGCAAGGACATGACCTATGGCTTGCTAGAAGGCATCAAGTCTGAGCAGGAAAGACTGCTTGCACTTGCTAGATCAATGGCAGAGGCATTCAGTCGCGAGTTTCAATCCAGACTATCAATTGCGGTAGATATGCCAGTCAAAGCTGCTAAGCAAGCAGCAGATATAGCCAAGGATGCCGTCCCAGAGATAAAAGAACTTGATACAGCAGCAATCGAGAAGATAGTAGGACTTCTACAAAAAGCTAATCAGTGGCTTGGTATGACCAAGAACATGGAGGAATTATCTAGGACCCGCGATGTCATCAAGATTTACGAAAGCATCCTCAAAGACCTAACCGAGTTCAAACCAGTTGATGTTTCAGCTATTGGCCGTGGAATGTCAGTTCTGGACCTAAGAGAGGCCGCCATTAGAGGTGGCGGACAAGCTGTTTACAACATTACTCTTGAGGTCTTTGCGGATAGCCGTGCTAGTGGTGCTAAGGCTGGAGAAGAAATTGTCAACAAGCTGGAATCGTTCACCAGGGCTAATGGTGGCGGTGGCGGTGGATTGCTAGCTCAGGTGCTGTAATGTCAATGCCAATTGAACAAGTAGAAGTTGGTTTTGAAATAAGCCCTTCTGGTGCAATTCTTTTTACTCTTGATGATTCAATAAAAGGTGTTTTAGACAATACTGAATATAAACTTGGCGGAACAACGCTACAGTTTATTGATGTAACCGAAAGGGTAAGAAACTTCTCTATTTCTAGAGGTAAGTCCTCCCTTTTTGCCAACTTCCCTGCTGGTCAGCTCAATGTGGAATTCAACAACCATGACAGGGCTTTTGATCCACTGTATGACCAGTCTCCATTTGCGGGAAACATCGTCCCACGGCGCGAAATTCGAGTATCTACGGCAGATGAAATCCAATATACGGGTTGGATAGATGACTGGGCATTTAGTTATTTGCCTAATGGAGATTCAATTGCAGAGGCTATTGCCTATGACGCAACAAGCATTATTTCGAATCAGGTTTTAGCTGCTGGCACACCAACAGCTCAAAAAACAGGAGCAAGAGTTTCTAACATTCTTGATCAAATTGATTGGTCCACTGAAGCTAGGTCTATAGATACAGGACAAGCTAATCTAAGCGATTTTCCAATTGAGGTAAATGAAAATGCTTTTAGTTATTTACAACAAGTTGCTGCATCAGAGCCTGGTCTAATTTTTATTGATAAAAACGGTAGCCTGACCTTCGTTGATAGAACACAAACTCCAACATCAGAAAATTTTGTAACATTTGGTGGAACCTCAATACCTTTTCAAAATTTAAGTGTTAGTTACGGTTCGGACAATCTTTACAATCGTGTCATTATTTCTAGGGCTGGCGGCGGAACGGCTCAAGCAACAGATCCTGAAAGTGTTACAGATTATGGTCTAAGGGTATTAGAGGCTCCAGAGGTTTTGTTGGCTACTGACGCTGATCTAGTCGAACTATCGCTGGTTCTTGCTCAACAATACTCACAACCAGAATACAGATTTAGTAGCCTGGAAGTTGCTTTGCACAAGCTAGACCCAGCAGAGCAAGAGGATGTCCTTAGCGTAGATCTAGGCTCGATTTGTAGGGTGGACTTTACCCCTAACGGAATAGGCTCACAAATCTCGCGCTTTGTGCAGGTTATTTCAATAAACCACACGGTCCGAACAGACCGTCATTTTGTAGAATTCGGCTTCCAGTCGGTAGAGTATGCTTACCTAGTATTGGATGATGCCGAATTCGGTAAACTAGATTCATACAGTTTGAGCTGGTAAGGAAATCATGGCAGGTCTCGGCTATAAAGTATTCACAGCGGGCGAAGTTCTAACCGCCGCTAATGTCAACGGCTACTTGATGGAGCAGTCCGTCATGGTCTTTGGTGGCACTGCTGCCAGAGGTTCGGCCCTAGGAACTGCTGTTGCAGAAGGTATGGTCAGCTACCAGACCGACTCAAACACCGTTACCGTGTATGACGGATCTGCTTGGCAACAGGTTTATCCAGCATCCGTAACATCTCTTGCTGGTTCTGCCATTCTTTTCGGTGGAACATCAATTACAGCCTCAATGACCGCTACCTCAGCTCTTGAAAATGGCACTATCTATGTCTCTGGAACTGCTGCTGTAACAGTCACAATCCCAGATGTTCTACAAACCTGGGACACGATCACAGTATGGCGTAACGCTGGCGGAACTGTAACCATCGCCGCAGGAACAGGCGTGACCGACTGGGCAGGTGCAGGAACAGCGGGAACAGCCGTCACCTTTAAGATTGACCAGACCTACAATGCCGCAACTGTTCAAAAGGTTGCAGCTAACACCTACCGAGTAGTTGGAAAGATAACTGCATAATGCCTATTCCTTTAGGAGTTCTTGCTGTTGCGGGA